TCCTAGACTCGCCATTTATCAATCAGGCATGACTGATGCATCTAGAGTAAAAGGCCCTGTTGGTAAAGCAGTAGATAAAGTTAAGAGTACTTTTAAAAAGAAGAAAAGGTTGGATCCTTTAGACAGATATCGTTTTCAATCAGGTATGACTAAAGAAGAAGTTCAGGTAGAGGCTAAGGTTGATCAGGGTCGTTCAGATTATGGTAAAGCAAGCATAAGAAACTATAGAAGATCTGGTCCTGGTCATGGTGAACCAGCAATGTTTGATCCAGAGAATAAGAGAGGTAAGTTAATTGACAAACGTAGAGAAGAGCATAAGGCAAGAAGAGGTGTTAAAGGTGCAAAGGTTCCTGCATATAAAACAGAAGAAGCACAATTAACAGAAACAGATAAGAAAGGTAAGGGCAGTGGGACAAAAGATGCTTGCTATCATAAAGTAAAGTCACGTTACTCTGTATGGCCTAGTGCATATGCATCAGGTGCATTGGTTAAGTGCCGTAAAGTAGGTGCTGCTAACTGGGGTAATAGTAGTAAGAAGGAAGAGTTTGAGGGTTGGACAAGTGATCCTATCCTAGAAAAAGTAGCAGCATGGCAAAGAAAGGAAGGTAAGAACCCTGAAGGTGGTTTAAATCAAAAGGGTGTTGATTCTTATCGTAAAGCAAATCCTGGTTCTAAATTGAAGACTGCTGTTACAACTAAACCCTCTAAATTAAAGAAGGGTTCAAAGGCAGCAAGTAGAAGAAAGTCATTCTGTGCTCGCATGGGTGGTATGAAAAAAAGATTAACATCTGCTAAGACTGCTAATGATCCAGATTCAAGAATCAACAAGGCACTTAGAAAGTGGAATTGCTAATTGTCTCATCCTAAAGGTTATACCAAAGAGATGATCAAAGAGATCTTAGGATCTTCTTGGCCTACCATGCCTGAGGGTTATGAGACTGGTAATCAGAGAAGAAGGAGAATAGGTAATGAGATGAGAGAGGGAAAGAGACCTTATCCTAAGTACCCATCAAGGGAGTCTAGGATAGCAGATACTTCAGGTATGTTTGATGAGAATGGTAAATACATTTATCCTGAGGGTTCAGGATTTAATTATGGGCAATGGTGTAAAGATCATCCTGACTCCACAGAGGCAGGATCTTATGGTAATAAAGTATCATAAAAGAGGCAAATCTTGGGTCTCTGGTTTTTATAAATAATTTTACGAAAAAATTTTCAGAAGGATAAAAGAATGGCACTTTGGGGTATTTCAACAACACAGGAGACTTGGGCGAATAACTATGCCATCCCTAAGTTCTTGGATGATCAGGATAGGAATAACACTCCTCACAACTGTTTTGCAGATGATCGTGGATGGATATATCGTAGATATAGTACTGACACCCATTCAGGATTAGGTACGATTTACACCGATGAAGTGCTGGTTCCAATCGCTGGACTTAACACAGTTGCTGCTGCATCTACCGTATTTGGCCCTAGTGGTATAACACCTGTAGGTACTCAAGTTTATACAGGTCTTGCCCCTGCAACTCCAGTTGCCGTATTCTTTGAGGATCCTAATAATTCAAGTAATATAACCGTTGCTGCTGGTGGTACAACAGGTGTTGAACCAGGTGCAACAGTTAAGGTTAATGTAGTGTATAACGAACTTGTGTTCGTCAGCACAGGAGCTACAATTAATATCATAACAAGTAATGTTTCTGACACTGGTGGTGCTATTGCAGGTGGTGCGGGTATCGTTGGATATGCTGAAACAGCCGTTGGTTCAATAACAGTATTCAATAATACTAATGGAACTGCAGGTGGTGAAAACGAAGTTTACAACCTTACGGGTGAAGCAGGAACTGACTTTGCTGGTCAGATTACTAACAGAGTATCCTTTGCCTTCACTGCTCCTACAGCAAATAATCTTCTTCAAGACAATAATGTCTTTAGACAACCAAATATTAATTTCGCCTCAGCTGATGGTACTGGTGGAGTTGGTATAGCAACTACAACCTTCTTTGTTGCTGCTGCTGATATGATTGGAGTGGTCGCAGGTGTAAGTTCTGCTTCTCTCTTGAATAATCTTGGTATCGCATTTACTGAAGCACCAGTTGTTGCTACAAGTGCTACTTCCTTTACGATTGGTGGACCTACAGGATTAGCAATCACAATTCGTGATCAGCAAGGAGCAGGTATAGGTAATACAGTTCTATTCAGTAACCCAACTGCACAGACCAAACTCAGAGTTGATATAACAAGGGGTATGGTTGGAACAGTTACCTCATTCTTCCCTGATGATACTGCTGCTCTTAAGTCATTCATCAATGCTGGTGTTGCTACCTCACCTGGTGCTGCTTTACCAATTGGTATTGATAGACAGGTTGGTGGTGCTGGTACATTCATGAGTGGATCATTCGAGATAAGTGACGCAACTTTAACTGTGGATGGAACAGGAGTTGTAGGTCTTGGAACAACAACCATACAGGTAAGTCCCGCAAGCACAACCTTCTAAAACTGCATAATATGATATGATTTTTACTGATTTGAATTCCCAAAATTTTCCATTATTTGCTATAAAAAATTATGAAAATCCACAGGCAGTAACTAGAGCAGATTTTGATAAAGATCTTCAACACTTTAAATATATTAAAAGATTGTTGAAAAGATATAAGAACACAGGTGAGCTTAAGGCTCACCTTCTTCTTAATCACTTTATCATTCTCTACAATATATTTGGTGAGGCAACTACTCCGATGCTGTTCTTCAAAATAGAAGAAGACTTGTGGAGTGTGATGAAAACCTTTGTAGTTTTCTTAGATAAATTACCTGAGTATCCTCATTGTTATATACATGATGTAAAAATTGATGATTATTGTCTTTCCCAATTAGAGGGGATCCAAGATGGAAAATAAAAAACTCAATAAGATAATTGATATTGTCAGAGAAGAAATGATGACTACTGGGAGCACTCCTGGTAAGCCTGGATTTAGTAGTAAAGCACCTGCAAAAGGCCCTACAGCAGGATTTGATCCTGTCATGGGTAAGATGATGAAGAGAAAAAGGTATATATCAATGGGAACGGGATCTCGTAAACGTTGGATGAAAGATAAATAATAGAGGAGTAACAAATAATACAATGACCACTGGTGCAGGAGTTAATGCTGCCATACTAGAAAGAGTCGAGAAGGTTGTCGAGGCTCTGCAGGATAACTCTATCAAAATGGGAGAACTGCTTGCAGTTCATAATGAAAAACTAGACAAACAGGATAGGATTGATGCGGTACTATTCGAGAAAATTGAATCGCTTCACAAAGATTTGGAACGTACAACAGACGAAATAAAAAAGGGATGTGAGAGAGATATTCGTTTAGTAGATAATCGTCTTCGCATGATGGAGAAGAAGATGTGGTCAATTTTTGGTGCGTTAAGTATAATAAGTTTCACTGTCAGTCCCATTGGACAAAGAATTGTGGGTGCAGCATTGACATCAAACCCACCTCCCACTATAATACAAGGAACAAAGTAGACCCTTGTAATGGATCTGGTTGATTCCAAATATATTGGACTAGTCTCATCACGATTACCCAAATTTAAGAGGGTCAAAGCTAATCTGTATAACTTTCGTTGTCCTATTTGCGGTGATTCTCAGAAGCATAAGAATAAGGCAAGAGGATATCTTTATCCTATAAAAGTTAATACCAATTTCAAGTGCCATAACTGTGGTGCTTCCATGTCCTTTAATAATTTTTTAAAGGAGATAGATCCTTCTCTTCAAAAGCAATATGCTATGGAGAAATTTAAGGAGGGACATGCTGGTGGAAGAAACTTTGTTGTGGAAGAACCTGAGTTTACCTTTACAAAACCTGAGTTCTCTGCTAAGTTGAATCTTCCTAAGTGTTCTGAGGTAGAACAGGGTAGGATTTATTTGGAGAAAAGAAAACTTGACCCCTCTAAATTTTATTATGCAGAGAGATATGTTGAGTTTGTCAACTCCCATAAACAGACGTTTGATTCCAATGTCAAAGAACATTCTCGGATCATAATACCTCTATATTATGAAAAGGAATTAATTGGAGTTCAGGGAAGATCCATACTTCCCAACTCTGTTAAATATATCACGACTATTTTTTATAATGACGCACCAAAAATCTACGGGTTGGATAGCATCAGAAGAGATGCTCCAGTCTTCGTTACAGAAGGACCGTTCGACAGCACGTTCTTACTCAATAGCATTGCTATGTGCGGTGCAGACGGTGATGTTGGGAAGTGGGGTATTAGCACTCCTGTTTGGGTTTATGATAACGAACCGAGGTCTAAGGAAATTACAACAAGAATCTCCGACACCATCGACAGAGGTGAGTCAGTCGTTATCTGGCCAACAAATATCCATGAAAAGGATATAAATGATATGGTTCTTGCTGGACATGATGTTCAGAGTATAGTAGAATCAAATGTATACAATGGTCTAAAAGCAAAACTTCAATTTAACACTTGGAAACGCATATGAGCAACGGCATTAAAGTCAAAAAAAGAAATGGTAGAGGCACTGAAGCTCTCAACCTAGAAAAGATGCATAAGATGGTGGATGAAGCAACACAGGGTCTTGCAGGGGTCTCTGCAAGTCAAGTAGAAATACAATCGGGGATTCAATTCTATGACGGTATCACGACTGCTGAAATACAAGAGATCCTTATCAAGTCTGCTAGTGATCTCATTGATTTGGATCATCCTAATTATCAATTCGTTGCAGCTAGACTCTTACTATTTTCAATAAGAAAAAGTCTTTATGGAAGAAGTAGAGAACTACCTCAACTAGAGGATCATATTGTTAAATGCGTTAGTCAGGAGGTTTACGATGGTGACATTTATTCAAAATATTCCAAAGAGGATATCGAAAAAGCAAATGGATACATTGATCATAATAGAGATTTTTTGTTTACATATGCTGGTCTTAGGCAGGTCGTAGATAAATATCTTGTACAAGATCGCAGTACTGGTCAGGTGTATGAAACACCTCAGTTTATGTACATGATGATCGCATTAACAATATTCGCAGAGTACCCTAAAGAAACGAGATTAAATTATGTCAAACGATACTACGACGCAATCAGCAAGCACAAAATCAACATCCCCACCCCCATCATGGCTGGGGTCAGAACACCCATTCGTCAATTTGCATCTTGTGTTCTGGTTGATGCTGATGACACCCTCGATAGTATCTTTAGCAGTGATATGGCTATTGGCAAATATGTCGCACAACGTGCTGGTATCGGCATTAACGCAGGTAGAATCAGGGGCATCAACAGCAAAATCCGTGGTGGAGAAGTTCAACACACAGGTGTGGTCCCCTTCCTCAAAAAATTTGAGTCAACTGTTCGATGCTGTACGCAAAACGGTATCAGAGGAGGATCAGCTACTGTCCACTTTCCTATCTGGCATCAAGAAATCCAAGACATCCTCGTCCTCAAAAACAACAAAGGAACAGAAGACAACAGAGTCAGGAAACTCGACTACAGCATCCAGTTAAGTAAGATATTCTATGAACGTTTTATCCAAAATAAGGAAATCACGTTATTTTCCCCTCATGATTGTCCTCACTTGTATGAGAGTTTTGGGACCGATAAGTTTGATGACTTATATTGCCGTTACGAAGCAGATGAATCCATCCCTAAAACCACCATCGGAGCCCAAGAACTTATCCTCGACCTATTAAAAGAGAGAGCAGAGACTGGTAGAATCTATATTATGAATATAGATCATTGCAATAGTCACTCATCATTTAAAGACAAGATTGAGATGAGTAATCTATGTCAGGAGATCACTCTTCCTACATATCCTCTTCAGCATATTGATGATCACACAGGAGAGATTGCTCTTTGTATTTTAAGTGCAGTAAATGTAGGAAAGGTAAGATCAGATGATGAATTAGAAGATCTTTGTGATCTTGCAGTGCGTGGATTGGAGGAGTTGATTGATTATCAAGACTATCCTGTCATTGCTGCAGAGAGGGCCACAAAGGCACGTAGAAGTCTTGGAGTAGGATTCATTGGTCTTGCACATTATCTTGCTAAACTTGGGTTTAAATACGACTCACAGGAGGCATGGGATGCAGTTCATGGTCTATCAGAGTCTTTCCAGTATTATCTCTTAAAGGCATCTAATAAACTTGCACAGGAGAAAGGATATTGTGAAAACTTTGGACGCACCAAATATTCTGATGGAATACTTCCCATTGATACATACAAGAAAGACGTAGATGAAATTTCATCTCAACCACTTACACATGACTGGGAATCTCTTAGAGCATCTATCCTTCAACACGGTTTACGGCACTCAACATTGTCTGCACAAATGCCATCGGAAAGCAGTTCCGTTGTGTCAAATGCAACCAATGGAATTGAACCACCTAGAGACTACTTGTCCATTAAAAAATCAAAGCAAGGGCCTCTTAAACAGGTTGTTCCATCTTACAATACTTTAAAAAATAATTATACTTTATTGTGGGAAATGCCGAACAACCAAGGGTATATAAATATTGTCTCTGTGATGCAAAAATTCTTTGATCAAGGCATCTCTGGTAACTGGTCATATAACCCAGAGCATTATCCTGATAATGAGGTTCCTGTATCTGTTATGGCACAGGATTTATTAACCACCTATAAACTAGGATGGAAAACTTCTTATTATCAAAATACACATGATATGAAGACTGATGATGCTCCAGATGATAAAGAAAATTTAGATAATCTTATTTCTGATTTAGAAAACGCTAACGAAGAGGAGTGTGAATCCTGTGCCATCTAAACTAAAAGGAATGACGGTATTTAATACCGAAGATGTAAACACCAAGAAACAACCAATGTTTTTTGGTAAACCCCTTGGTGTTCAAAGATATGATAATTTTAAGTATCCTCAGTTTGAGAACCTGACTAAGCAACAGTTAGGATATTTTTGGAGACCAGAGGAAGTATCGTTACAGAAAGATCGTGGAGACTATCAAAAATTACGTCCAGAACAAAAGCATATCTATACGAGCAATCTTAAATACCAGATCATGCTTGATAGTGTACAAGGTCGTGCTCCTGGTATGGCTTTCTTACCTTACTGTTCTCTACCTGAGTTAGAAGCATGTATGGAAGTATGGTCTTTCATGGAGATGATTCATAGTAGATCATATACCTATGTGATTAAGAATGTTTATTCAGATCCATCAGAAGTATTTGATACTATTATAAAAGATGATCGTATTTTAAGTCGTGCTGCTACCGTCACAGAATCTTATGATGATTTTATTAATGAAGCACAGCAGTGGGGTCAGAGCACTTTGTGGAAAGATTTGGATAATGTTGAAACATCTCTACCTGTTTTAGAAATGAAAGAGGTCAAACGTAAACTTTATAGAGCAGTTGCCAATGTTAATATTCTGGAGGGTATTCGTTTTTATGTTAGTTTTGCTTGTAGTTTTGCTTTTGGTGAACTTAAGCTTATGGAAGGTTCAGCTAAGATCATATCTTTAATTGCAAGAGATGAGAATCAACATCTTGCTCTTACTCAAAATATATTGAACAATTGGAGGAAAGGTGACGATCCTGATATGGTTAATATTATGAAAGAAGAAGAGGAGTGGACATATCAGATGTTTAATAAATGTGTAGATGAAGAAAAGAAATGGGCTGATTACTTGTTTAGAGATGGAACTATGATAGGATTGAATGATAAATTACTTCAGCAGTATGTTGAGTGGATTGCAAATCGTAGACTTAGATCTATTGGTTTGAAAGCACAATACGATATTCCAATGAGAAATAATCCACTTCCTTGGACAGAGCATTGGATCTCTTCTAAGGGACTTCAAGTAGCACCACAAGAGACGGAGGTTGAAAGTTATGTCGTCGGAGGAATCAAACAAGATGTCAAAAAAGATACCTTCTCAGGATTCAAACTCTGATGAGATAGAGTGGGATTATGAGGAGATGAAGAAATCTATCATGGATTCTGCCGTGGACTATGATAAATTAGTAGGTGGGTAATTAAATTTTCCCCCTTACATTTGCTTTCAAATAAATGAACGGTAGACTTAAGAAAATTGATATGACTGCAAGACTTGAGCAGATTAAAAGAGGTTTAGGTAATCAGTCATGGTATCCTGAATGGGATGATCGTCAAAGAGGAGCAGCTCAACGCATTCTAAATAATGCACTGGATGTCCTTGATGAGTATGACTATTGAGTATGAAAATCCCTGGTTATATAAAGGTACAAATTTCACTTCTGACGATATTGATGATTTCTTCGGTTTTGTCTACAGGATTATCAATCTACAAAATGGTAGAGAGTACATCGGAAGAAAATACTTTTGGAAATTTAGAACTCCTAAAGGCAAAAAACGAAAAGTAAAATCTGAATCTGATTGGAAAAAGTATTATGGGTCTTGTCCAGAACTTAAAGAAGAAATTGAACAACTGGGTAGACAGAACTTTAGCAGAACTATGCTCAGCTTACATAAAACAGCTGGCAAAACAAACTTCGAGGAAACGAGACAACTCTTTGTTAACGGAGTCCTCACCGAGTCTCTTGACGACGGAACGCCGAAGTACTACAATAGTAACATCCTCTCCAGATACTTCAGAAAAGATTATTATGAAACTTGACACAACTGATCAAATCGTTGCTCATAACAGAGAATGGGCTATCGATAAAGTAGAAGCGGCAGAATTGGTAGGTGATAAGATAGCAATCTATGCAGAGTTTGAAGATTGGATTGAATTGGATGACGTGGAAAATCTTGAAATTATTTCTATAGAAAAGGAACCTGAAAATGAAGATAGGATTTAATTGTAGTTCTTGTGATTTATTTCATGCAGGACACGTTACAATGATGAAGATGGAGAAGCAGTTGTGCGACTATCTTATAGTTGCACTTCAGGTGGATCCCACTATTGATAGACCTGGTGTGAAGAATAAACCAGTTCAATCAGTCTATGAAAGGTATGTACAACTACAAGGATGTAAGTATGTTGATGAGATTTTAGTCTATGAGACAGAGGCTGATCTCCTTAATTTACTTCAGACCCAAAACATTGATGTTAGATTTCTGAGTGAAGAATATAAAGATAGAGACTTCACAGGAAAACAATATTGTATAGATAATGGTATAGAACTATATTTTCATCTTCGCAGACACCAGTATTCCTCTACAGAATTACGGAATAGAGTGTATGCATTAGAAAAGAAAAAGAGAGATGAGAAGATAGAAAATGATGTAGAACAATATTCCCCAGAACTTTTAGAAAAGTATTCGCTTAAAGACAATGATCAAGGTAAGATGTAAAGAGTGTGGTAAGGAAGTAGTTTCAAACTCAGCAAAGAGTGTATCATGTGGTTGCCCTAACATGACCACTATAAATGGAGATAAAGTAACCGCACTTGACTTAAATAGAGTAGTAATGATAAGTTATCATCAGGAAACTAAAACTGATGGTTTTACCTCTCAGGATCTACAATGGCAGGAACAACGACGCAAACGAAAAGTACGCAAACTCGATTTCGAGATAAGGTAATGGATCAACATGACATTCCATTTATAGGAAACTTCTATACAAAGACTGAAGTAGATAAGATGATTTCTGCTGCTGTTAATGAGGCTGTGGAAGAGGCACGGAAAATTGATGAAGCATCTATGGCAAAACATAACCGAGAAGCAACTATTATTAGTATGATTCTTGGTTTCACTGCACTGGCATTATTTGTAGATGGACTTCTTAGAATACTAGGAATCATTCCACCCTTTATGCACCTTGATGTAAATATTATTGATAGAGTTGCTGATCGAGTGGAGACAAATGTTATAGATAAGATAAGACAAGTACCAATACAAAGATTACTCAGAAGATGAATCCATTTACCGATCTTATCTTTTCATTAACATGGATATTTCTTTTAGTATGGGCCGTTCGTTCTATTATTTCGGGAGCGAGATCTCAGTCTATAAGAGATTATAATGCTGGAACTTGGACTACTCAGGTAACAAAGAGAGTTCATCCAGAGATGGAGGGTGTAGAACCTGGTGAACAACTGATGGGAGTAACATTTGAAAAGAAAACGGAATGTGATTTGGAAGAGTATAGAGATCTTCAAAATCGTATTGCAGAATTAAAACAAGAGTTAGAGGATCCTTGGGATGATGAGGAAGATGAAGATGGAGATGTTGTGGTAAGAAGATGAAAACCGTACTTAATTATCTAAAAAATGTAAAAGATACTGCTAAATATATGCTACAGGGGTTAGAAGTAACCTTTGACCATATGAGAAGGAGACCTGTAACCATACAGTATCCTTATGAAAAACTGATACCATCTGAAAGGTATCGTGGACGTATACACTATGAGTTTGATAAGTGTATTGCTTGTGAAGTATGTGTTAGAGTTTGTCCAATAAATTTACCAGTCGTTGACTGGGTGATGAACAAGCAAACAAAGAAAAAAGAACTTAGAAATTATTCGATAGATTTTGGAGCTTGCATATTCTGTGGTAATTGTGTAGAATACTGTCCAACCAACTGTCTATCAATGACAGAAGAATATGAACTATCTACATTTGACAGGCACTCACTTAACTATGATAATGTCGCTCTTGGACGATTGCCCACTTCTGTTACAAGTGATCCCTCAGTTAGGGCAATGCGTGAGTTGGCTTACTTACCAAAAGGAGAGATGGATCCACATGAAGTCCCCGATAATGAACCCCGTGTAGGTGCAAGATGATTTTAGAAACATTTCTAATAATAGCAGCATTACCATTTGTTGCACTTACCATATTCTTTGGTACAAAAAATGGTTACTATGACAGTGATGACTATACTGGTGATGGTTGTGCTCATGATGTAAAACGATGAACTCACTATTTAAAATTTTCCGTACAAAATGGTTTAGATCTGCACCAGTTGTAGCAACTATATGGTTAACCCTTACAGCAGTCATTCTCATAGAGTTTAATTACTTCTTCCCCGACCTTTTATTTCACCCAATGCAATGATTTTTTTAATTGGTATCATGTCATTTGCAAATTTTGTATTTTATCCTCTGGTGATAGGATTCATTATCGCATTGGTGATAGAACAAATTTTTAGAGCACAAGATAAAGCTCCAGAGATCCTTAGATCTATGGCAATAAGAAAGTATCTTTGGAGACAGTCATGGTTATTTAATATAATATGGTTTGTTGGATATATTATTCTTATGTTTACCATGAGAGGAAGTCAAACTTCGATGCCTGATATGATTTGGGAAGGATAGGGTTGACTTTTTACTCTTCATGCGTTATACTACCTATGTAATCAATCAAAGCAATGACGCTTACTTCAAAGTTCAGCAAAGACATAGGCATCCTTAGGGCTGCTGCAAATAGGGAAATCTTTTTGGATGTAAAGAATCCAAAACTCTACAAAAAAGTCAAACGTTATTATGTTGGTGAGGGGTTAGTAAACCTTTCAGGAGAAGATCCAGATGCTGATTATGCAACTATAATTGAGTGTATTTCTGAAGATCTAGCAGGGGTTATATAAGATGAATATTATTATGGAACGGTATCCTTACCGTTATGTTGAAGTCGGAACCTTAGAGAATGGTAAACCCGATTTTCGTATTCAAAAAGAAGACCGTTATACTAAAAGGTACAAAGATATGTACCTATGTGACAATGGAATGCAACTAACGCAAGCAATCGAAGACTTTGAATATACAAAGTGGCTTGACCCTGCTGGTGTTCCTTGCTATGTTAAGGATGAGGCAGAAGCCCCTGACACCGATGAAGGAGGTAAGTTTTTATTATGAGTGAAGAGTTTACTCGCATCGCATCAGCACTCGAAAGGATTGCTGATGCACTTGAAAAGAAATGGCATATTGATATAGATCATGGCCATATTGAAAGGATAGATAATATAGAGCATGGTGACATAGACACTCATCATCATTCATTCTAATGAGATTCAAAGCACTTGTTCATGTAAGGTTGAGAGGTTCTGTATCAGATGCTGCTGGTAATGCAGTGATGAATAACACGAAGAGGATTGCTCCTCTTCTTGAACCTCATTTATTGAGGATTGGTAAGGCAATTGATTTTTGGTTTGATGCAGAGAGTGAAGAGATAGCAAGAGAACAGATGGATCTTTTGTCTGATAGAATGCTTTCTAATACTGTGATAGAAGATTGGGAGTATACCTTAGAAGAAACTGAAGAAACTGGTATAGGAGACATATCTAATGACAATGCTGGTACATCAAAGCATCATTTGTTTGATAAATAAATCAGAGTTTAGTCATTAATTATGGCATTCAAAGGAACAGCAGCAAAGTCCTCTAGTGGTGCATCTATGTCAAAGTATGACGTAGAAGTAGAGGCAAGGTTAAAGGCATTAGAAGCAAGAGCTCATGATGATTGCAATACTGGTGGAGATTGTGCAGCACTAGAAGCAAAATTAGATAAAGTCATTGCAGTTCTACATTCAGTTACTGATTTTGAAATCTAATCATTAAGAGGGGTTGCATAAACCTCTCTTTTTTTGTATAATACATACTATAACTATTGTTTTATTATGAGTGAATATAAAAAGACTGCACTGGTGTTAGGTGCAGGTGGTTTTATAGGAAGTCACATGGTCAAGAGATTGCGTTCCGAGGGATACTGGGTACGAGGTGTAGACCTAAAGTATCCTGAGTTTTCTGCGACGGAAGCTAATGAATTTGTGCAAGGAGATTTGCGTGATGTAGATTTTGTTCGTCGAGTAATACAATATAAAGGAGAATCGGGTAACTTTTATAACGAAATTCCTTACAGGTATATCTTACCTTTCCATGAGATCTATCAGTTTGCTGCTGATATGGGTGGTGCAGGATTTGTATTTACTGGTGAGAATGATGCTGAGATCATGCAGAACTCAGTCACCATCAATCTTAATGTACTGGAACAGCAGAGATTATTGAATGAAACATTTGATGGTGTACAGAAAGAATGGACAGAAGCAAATAGACCTAAGTTAGTTAATCCAACAAAGATATTTTATTCTGGATCAGCATGTATGTATCCAGAGCACAACCAACTTGACCCTGATAACCCTGATTGCCGTGAAGAATCCGCTTACCCTGCTGCACCAGATTCCGAGTATGGATGGGAAAAGTTATTCAGTGAGAGATTGTACTTGGCTTACAATCGTAATCATGGTATTCCTGTTAGGGTTGCCCGTTATCACAATATCTTTGGTCCCGAAGGAACATGGGATGGAGGAAGAGAAAAGGCTCCAGCAGCAATCTGTCGCAAAGTCGCTTATGCTCCGAAGCGGGGTGGATCCATCGAGGTGTGGGGAGACGGCTTACAGACTCGTTCCTTCTTGTATATTGATGAATGCATCGAAGCAACTAGAAGATTGATGGATTCAGACTTCCTTGGACCAGTTAATATTGGTTCAGAAGAGATGGTTTCTATTAATGAGTTGGTAGATACTGCTGCAAAGGTTGCTAAGAAAGAGATTGAGAAGAATCATATTGATGGTCCTTTAGGAGTTCGTGGACGTAATTCAAACAATGATCTCATTCGTGAGAAGTTGGGTTGGGACTATTCTCAAACTCTTGAAGAAGGAATACGTAAGACTTACAAGTGGATACAAAAGCAAATTAAAAACCAATGAAAGTAACTATTTTAGGATCAGGAGGTCAGATTGGAGCATACCTTTCAGAGTATCTTACTAAGAAAGGTCATGATGTAGTAGGAATTGATGTTGTTGATGGGCCTCATAATGACCTACGTGTGACACCAAATACCTATGTCGAATCTGCAATTGAGAGTGCTGATTTTGTATTCTTCCTTGCATTTGATGTAGGTGGTTCTAGGTATCTAAAGAAATACCAGCATACCTTTGAGTTTGTTAACAACAATACAAGGATTATGGCAAACACTTTTCGTTTGTTGAAAAAATATAACAAACAATTTGTATTTGCATCATCTCAGATGAGTAACATGAGTTACTCTCCATACGGTGTGATGAAGAGAGTAGGTGAACTTCATACCACTGCACTCAAAGGACTTACTGTTAAGTTCTGGAATGTTTATGGTATAGAGAAGGACATGGAGAAAGCTCATGTGATTACTGATTTTATCCGTAGAGGATTTGAAGAGACTGAGTTTGAAATGTTAACAGATGGAACAGAGCAAAGACAGTTCTTATATGCAGAAGATTGTTGTGAAGCACTAGAGACAGTTATGAACTGTTACTCTGACTTTAAACCAACTGATCCTCTTCATATTACATCTTTTAATGCTACATCTATTCAACAGATTGCTGCTATTATTCAGGGACAGTTTAATCTGATTGGTAAGTATGATGTAAAGATTAAACCAGGTCTTGCAAAAGATAGTGTACAGATGGATAAAAGAAATGAAGCAGATACTTATATCACTGGATGGTGGACTCCTAAGACCACTATAGATACAGGAATTTCTAAGGTATTTGAGGAGATGAAAAAAGATTATGAGTAAAGTATTTGTAACTGGATGTGCTGGATTACTAGGTGCTAATTATGCAAGGCATCTTTTACAAAATGGACATGAAGTAATAGGTATAGATGATCTCTCTGGAGGGTACAAGGCTTTTGTACCCAAAGGGGAGAAATTTTCTTTTGTAAAACTAAATTTAGAGAGAAGAAAGAAACTTGTAGATCTTTTTGAGGAGCATAAACCTGACTTGCTATTCCACTTTGCTGCCTATGCTGCAGAGGGTTTATCTCCATTCATTCGTAATTATAACTACAGAAACAATCTTATTTGTTCTGCGAATTTAATCAATGAGTGCATCAAACAAAACACAAAAGTTGTTTTTACTTCAAGTATGGCTGTCTATGGGGAGCAAGAACCGCCATTCACAGAAGATAAACGTCCACAACCTATTGACCCATATGGTATTGCAAAATATGCAGTAGAATGTGATCTTAAACTGGCACATGAACAGTTTGGTTTACGTTATAATATTGTACGTCCACATAATGTTCTGGGTATCTATCAGAATATTTGGGATCGCTATAGAAATGTGATTGGTATATTCATCCGTAAGACATTGAATGGTATTCCCATCCTTGTCTATGGCGATGGTGAGCAGACCAGAGCATTCTCTGATATTCAATACTACATGGAACCATTTGATCTACTTCATAATGAATTTGATGGAGAGATATTTAATATTGGTGCAGATAAGTATTTTAGTTTGAATGAAGTAGCAGAGACAGTGCAGAAAGTAGGGAAGAAGTATGGATATGAGGTTCCAATTGAGCATGGTGAACCAAGACACGAAGTAAAACATGCTTATTGTGACCATACGAAAGCAAAAACCATGCTCAAATTCCAAGATGGAACTCATCTAGAAGAACTAGTTGAAACTATTTTTGTATGGGCCATGAAACAACCTAATAGAAAGGTCAAGGACATGGAGTATGAAGTTACTAAAGACATTTACGATTATTGGAAATGAAGATCTTTGATTCCTTTCGATTCTTTAATGAATTAGAAATCTTAGAGATAAGATTCAATCTTTTATATGATGTGGTGGATCACTTTGTAATTACAGAGTGTCCCTATACCACAATGGGTGATGAAAAACCACTGTACTATCTGGAAAACAAAGATAGATTTTCTAAATTTAATGATAAGGTAATTCATGATGTGATGGATGAGATTCCTACAGACTTTTCTTCCTTTGTAGAGAAACAAAAACTTCACACAGCATATGGTGACATTGATCCTAACTGTGGTCAAAGGTATATTGACATCCCACTCAAGTATCAAAGGGATATGTATGCTCGAAACTATACTGGTTTCTCTATTGAAAAGGCTGGAGTCAAAGATGATGATATGGTAATTACCAGTGATGCAGATGAGATAATAAACCCTTTGATACTAGAAAATACTGATTGGTTTGATCCTAATAACCTCTACACTACCATGCAGAGAGCATTTTATTATGATCTCAATACACATTATCAAGATGAGTGGAGAGGATCTAGGGTTTGCACATGGGAGAAGATGAAGAACTTGTCGGTTGATAAACTACGTGATAGTATGTGGAATGAATCCTATCGTCTTGAAGAGGGTGGATGGCACTGGAGTTACTTTGGTGGAGTAGAAAGATTCAAAGAGAAAATGGTTGCAGGTGCTGATGCACAACAAGCAGCTGTTGATGATGCGATAGATAGAGTGGAAGGAAAACAAGATCCTCTGGGAAGAGGTAAAGTTTATCAACCCATTCCGATTGATGAATCATTTCCTGAATATATCAGGAACAACCAAGATAAATACGCTGAATTTATTAAAGCATGGAACTAATTGAAGGTATCGCAGTATCCGAACTGTGTGATTATTCTTTCGGAGATCAGTCAGGACAGTGGGGTAATATCTCTACTTCCTTCATGGAGGATGCTAATTTAAATAATTTAGATTTTGCCAGTAAAGTATTTGAAGTAAAGAAAGAGAGGGACTATATGACTCTCTTCATTGATAATATAAGACTTTATAAAAGAGACATTAAAGAAGTAAAACCAGAGGACAAAGCATATGTAGATTCTCTAATGGAGAAGAGTGATCTACTTAAATTATGTGCTGCTTTCTCTGACATGAGGTTTATTATCTTCACTAACCTAGAAGATACTCCTATAGATGAATATATTTTTGATGCGATACCAGACAATGTTTTATGCATATCTGCCGTCAATGCAATCGCTCATGGTGGAAAAGTAGTTCCAGCTCCTTACGGAGTGCAAAGGAGAATGAATGATAGTGATGATAGAGTTGATATGTTGAAGAAGATAATGTGGGAGTCTGATTATCTGTATCCTTATTATTTGTATGTGAGTCACAATGAAGATTCGCATGAGGAGAGGAAAGGTATAAAAGAACTCTTCAGAAATAATACATGGGCCATAGTGGATGAAGATAGAGTATCTTATAAGGATTTTCTTACTAGGTTGAAGCAGTGTAAGTTTATGATATGTCCTAGAGGTAATGCCATAGACTGTCATCGTAATTGGGAGGTTCTTTATATGAAAAGAGTTCCTGTAATGAAAAAAGATCCCTATCTCCAAGAACTGTTTAAGGACTATCCTGTTCTATGGGTGGATGATTTTGCAGAGGTAACTCAAACAATGTTGATGGATAATTATCATCTCTATGAACAAGCACAAGATCTAATACTAGGTGAACTCTCTTTACCTTTTTACTTTCATACAACTGTTCATAAGGCTCTTCATGAATAAGAAGTTAGTTGTATCAAATCATAACTCTGATCTAGAGTGGTTGAGTATGACATATGATTATGGTTTCTCTTCTGAGAATACTATAATCTATGATCGTAGTGATGAAGAAAAGAATTGGAGTCATCTAGGAGAGAGTCTTAGATCACCGAATGTAGGTGAGAACATCTATGATATGATGAGGTTTATTGTAGAACACTATGATAATCTTCCTGATGTAAGTATCTTTATTAAGGGTAATCTATTTCAAAGATCTGAAGAGCACGGTGGTGAGAATTATTATACTACTAAGGAAAGATTTAAACGTGCATTACAAGCAGAATATTTTTTACCTATTGAAAGATTTCATGATTCTACAGCTGCTGTGGTAAATGGTGGTGGATTTATACAACCTACATGGGAGGCATCAAGCAATCCAAACATATATTCTAGGCATTTTTCAACTTTCCCACAAATGCTTAACAAATTATTTGTCAATCCTCCAAGTTTCACCTATAATAGATTTGCACCTGGTGGAAATTATGTTGTCCCTAAGGCCAACATTCTTAAGTTTAGTAAGGGACTCTATGAAAAGTTGCAATTCTATTGTTCTTATGAACCTCCTGAAGAATTTCAAAGCACTTCTGGGGAGTCTTACTTAATTGAAAGAGCACTGTATCTTATTTGGACTGAAGACCTAATAGAAAAATTATGAAAGTAATTGAGACACCTCTTATTGATGCATCTGTCATTATAGTAGATAAGCATGAAGATGAAAGAGGATTCTTCATGGAGTCCTTTAATGGTGAGCAGTTTGAAAAAGAACTTGGTCATTATAATTTTGTTCAGGACAATCATTCCAAGTCCTCTAAGGGAGTCTTGAGAGGTCTTCATTATCAATTGGAGAAACCTCAAGGTAAACTTATGAGATGCACTCAGGGAGCAGTCTATGATGTTATTGTAGATCTTAGAAAGAGTTCTTCTAGTTTTGGATTATGGTTTAACATAACTCTAGATAATCCAGAAACTATTATGTGGGTTCCACCTGGCTTTGCTCATGGGTTCTATACCCTAACCGACACTGCTGAGTTTGAATATAAATGTACAGATTATTATCATCCAAAGTCTCAACATACTTTACTATGGGATGAGTTGGATATAGTATGGCCTCTCACCAGTCCTCCTCTTTTATCTGAGAAGGATGTAAAAGGAAAAACATTTAAGGAGTGTGAAAAGTATGAGTAAGTTATCTGTCTATGGTGGTACAGGATTTGTAGGAGGTAACTTCTCTCGCATGTATTCTGATGACACTATTGTAATACCACGGGATCAAAGAGAACCTGAGAGTGATGAGATATTGTATTTTATTTCCACTGTTGACAACTATAATGTACATACTAATATTACATTAGATGTTGAAACTAATTTGAAAGTATTATGTGAGACCTTAGATAAGTGTAGAGATAGTGATGTAACTTTTAATTTTATTAGTTCTTGGTTTGTCTATGGTGATATTCCATTACCAGCAAGAGAGGACTCTCATTGTAAACCAACTGGATTCTATTCTATTACAAAGAGGGCTGCAGAAGATCTAGTGATGTCATTCTGTAGAACCTATGGTAAGAACTATAGGATACTCAGACTTGCTAATGTTATGGGAGCAGGAGATGGTAAAACATCTGCGAAGAAGAATGCTCTTGCATTTATGGTTGATAAGATGAAAAAGGATGAGGAGATATTTCTTTATGATGATGGAACTCCCACCAGAGATATGATGCATGTAAAAGATACGTGCCGTGCTATCAAATTGGTATGTGAAAAGGGTAATCTAAATGAGATATATAACATTGCTACTGGACAAGCAACCCAAATAGGTGATATAATTTACAAGGCAAAGGAATATTTAAAATCAAACTCTCCTGTTAAGTCTAGAGAAGCAGCTGAGTTTCATAAGATTGTTCAGGCAAAAGATTGTGCTCTAGACGCAACTAAACTAAATGCACTGGGATTTAAACCAGAAATCTCTATAGATGACATCGTTGAGGAACTATGTATCAATTAATTGATAAGTTTATTGAATCTGCCAAGGAGATGGATGATGACATCTTTCCGTTCATGGCAAACAAGGGGGATTTTGTAGAAGGTAAGAATAGTGTATATTATTCTGGGCCTTATTGGGATGACTCAGAGGCAAGAGAATTAATCCACTCCATCATGAAAGGGAAGTGGTTGTCATCAGGGGAGAAGGTTAATAAGTTTGAACGTGAGTTCTCACGCATGTTTAAGTTTAAGCATTCTGTGATGGTGAACAGTGGATCATCTGCTAACCTAGTGATGATTGCTGCATTGAAGAAGTATTTCAATTGGCAAGATGGTGATGAGATAATTGTATGTACTTGTGGTTTTCCTACTACCATTGCACCAGTAGTTCAAGCAGGATTGAAACCAGTCTTTGTTGATATTAAATGGGAAGATCTGAATTGGAATCTAGATCAAGTAGCAGAAAGTATTACTGATAGGACAGTCGCAGTATTCTCTTCTCCTGTTCTGGGTAATCCTTATGACGTGGATAGAATTGTAGAGATCTGTAATACTAATAAGATAAAATTGATTGCTGACAACTGTGATAGTCTAGGTAGTAAGTGGAAAGGAGATTATCTTACAGAGAAAGCAGTAGCAGCCTCTTGTTCTTTTTATCCTGCTCATCACATCTGTACCATTGAAGGTGGTATGGTATCTTCTAATATAAAAGAGATAGTAGATCTAGCAAGGAGTTATGCATGGTGGGGTCGTGGATGTTATTGTGTGGGTCAACAGAACCTTCTTTCTAACGGAGTCTGTGGCAAGAGGTTCAGTAATTGGTTAGAGAATGACACTGTAGTGGATCATAAGTATGTCTTTGGTGTCAGAGGATATAACCTAAAACCACTGGACTTACAGGGGTCTGTAGGGTCTGTTCAGTTGCTTAAATTTGATGAGATTCATAGTCTCCGTAGAAGTAATAAGGAAAGGATTCAGAAGGCTTTAGAAAGTATTGATGGTGTGCGAGTTGTAAATGAGAGACCTGATGCAGAGACCAGTTGGTTTGGTGTTCCTACTGTATGTGAGGACAATAATCTAAAGAGATCATTGGTTGCATACTTAGAAAAGAATAAGATTCAGACTAGGAATTACTTTGCAGGTAATATTCTTTTGCATCCTGGTTATCGTGATCTTGGTAAGGCATCTGACTATCCAAATGCAAATCAGGTATTAGATAAGGTATTCTTCTTGGGATGTTCTCCTACTATCAATGAGAAGATGCTTCAGTATATTGAGAAAGTAATCGGTAATTATGTTAGCAACTGAGTTCTTACATGGTCAGGGACTGGGTAATCAACTTTTCTGTTATGTCACTACCAGAATGTTGGCTCATCGACATGGATATGATTTTGGTATAAAAGGTTTACAGAGTGCAGGAGATTCAAGAGTAAACCATAAAGGATTTTACTTTATGGATCTGGACTATGGTAAAGAAGTTCCTGATGATCTACAAAGATATGATGAGTATCGCCATGCATTGAAGACTGATGAGTGGATCAAAACTGATTTGCGTTTGACTGATCAAGCCCTATTACATATTCCTGATAATAAAATTATCTATGGTGTGATGCAGTCAGAAGATTACTTCTATGATAGATTGGATCTTGTCAAGGAGTGGTTGAAGGTTAAGGAAGAGTATGATCATATGGATACCAATGGAAAGAATATGTGTGTCATGAACTTCCGTGGTGGTGATATGATAGGAAATGCTGGAGCATATGTCCCTAGATCATATTGGGACAAAGCCATTCAGAGGATGGTTGAATATAATCCCAAGATGGAGTTTTGTGTTGTCACTGATGATGTAAACACTGCAAAACAAATGCTCCCAGAATATCCTGCATATCATGTGGATGTTGCATGGGATTATGTGGCAGTAAAGAATGCACGGAATGTTATATCTACTACTTCTACTTTCTCTTGCTTCCCTCTATGGACTAGTGAAACATTAGAGTATTGTATTGCTCCTAAACACTGGTTCCACCACAACCTTTCGCAGGGCTGGTGGAGTCTTGGATGTAGCATATATAGTTACCCTACTCATTATATGGATAGAGAAGGGAACCTCTTTACACCTGATGAATGTAGAGTAGAATGGGAAGAGTATAAGAAGAAATCAAACATTTATGATGGAGATCTATGATTGAATTACCTAAAGTTACATTATTTTGCATCTCTTCAGACAATGTAGAAGGAGCCCTTTATGCTTTGAAGAAGAGCATGGAGGGTATTAATTTTGGTGCTGTTAAATTAATCACACACGAAAAACCAGATAACTTACCAGATGACATAGAGTTTTCTCAGTGTTATGAGATCACATCTATACATGATTATAATTACTACTGCATTTATAATCTATCACAGCATATCAATACAGAGTATTGTTTGTTAGTGCAACCTGATGGGTTTGTAATTAACCCTGACAAATGGGATGATGACTGGTATAATTATGATTATATTGGTGCTCCTTGGTATGAAGCAACTGATGCATACATTGATCCTTGGGGTAAGCAACATCGAGTGGGTAATGGAGGATTCTCTTTCCGTAGTAAGACCTTATTAGATGTACCCAGTAGGGCTTACATTCATTTTGATGTAAACTGGGGAGACTTTTATAAACATATGAATGCCGAATCTACCTCTGAGGATGGTAATATATGTGTCCATAATAGGCATATATATGAGGCACTTGGATGTAGGATTGCTCCTATAGAAGTTGCAGCAAGATTTGCTCACGAAAAACCAATACCTGAGACACGAGGTATAACACCATTTGGATTCCATTATCACCTACCTGAAGGCACACAATTATGAAAACAAAATTACCTACCCTAGAACAATTAAATGATGAAAGTTTTGTAAGTAAGTTAGAGTATATGAGAACTCATCTTACAGAAGCAGGTATCAATGAAGAGGCTGCCAAGCACGGTGATGGTGATGTGATATCAGATTCATGTGATAATCCTGCAGGTACAGTTCCCTATAGACTCTATGCTCATCTATCCACACTTTTTGATGATGGAGTCATTCTAGACATCGGAACACTCTATGGTAGTTCTGCTCTTGCTCTTTCATATAATACAAAGAATCACGTTAAGAGTTATGATTTAGCAGAGAAGTCAAAGATTGCACAGAAGATGACGAGAGAAAATATTGATTGGAATATTATGGACTTCCGTACCGACGAATCGATTGAGTGGGATAAAGTAAAGATGATTGTAATTGATACTGATCATACAGGAGATCAAGAAGTAGAGTTTATGAAGTTCTTTATTGAAAAAGATTGGAAAGGTATAATGTGTTTTGATGATATACATTTGAATCGTCCAATGATAGATTTTTGGGAATGTTTTGATGAGGATATTAGAGAGGACGTAACTAAACTTGGTCATGGTGTGTTCAATGCTGAGTCACCTAACAAGACTTGTGGCACAGGATTTGTGGAGATTGATCTAGAATGATTTTTATTACTGGAGCTGCTGGTTTTATTGGCAGTAATTTTGTTCATTATTTAAAGAGTCAAGGGTATGATGATATTGTTGTTCTTGATAAGTTAACTTATGCTGCCAGCACTGATAATTTAAACCCCCATACATTTCCTATTGAGATTGTTGATATAGCAGATAAGAAACCATTACAAAGGGTCTTTCAAAAGTATAGACCTAGATTTGTTTTTCATTTTGCTGCTGAGTCTCATGTAGATAATTCTATTGAGGATGCCACTCCTTTTGTTGAAACGAATGTCACGGGGACTCTTAATCTTCTTGAGTTGTCTGTGATGTATAAAGTAGAAAAGTTTCATCACATTTCTACTGATGAAGTATATGGTGCATTAGGATATGATGATCCTCCATTTACAGAGGAGACACCTTATAATCCTCAGAATCCTTACTCTGCATCTAAGGCTGCCAGCGATCATTTTGTAACTGCATTTGGTAATACCTATGGACTACCAATTGTAATTACAAATTGTTCTAACAATTATGGTCCTAGACAAAATAAAGAGAAGTTAATACCTAAGACTATCACTAATATTCTTGAGGGTAAAAAGATACCCGTCTATGCACAGGGACAGAATGTAAGAGATTGGATCTATGTTGAGGATCATTGTAAGGCCATACTAGAGGTATGGTATGGTGGAGGAGTGGGTCATAAGTATAATATTGGAGGTGAGTGTGAGGTTAAGAATATAGATTTGGTCAAGACTATTATAAGATTGATGGGTGCAAGTGAAGATCTAATTGAGTTTGTTGATGACAGACCAGGACACGACTTGCGATACGCTATTGACAATGCTAAAATAATACAAACATTAAATTGGCATCCAAGTCACACCCTTGAAGAGGGACTCTTAAAAACTATCAATTGGTATAAAAATGCTAGGACATAACCACTTAGGAAAGAATGGAAGGTTTGGTAATCAAATGTTCCAGTATGCAGCCACTAGAGGTATTGCTGCAGCACGAGGATATGATTGGTGTATTCCACCAGGCCCTAAGACAGATGATGAGTTTGAGGATGAAGAGAACCAACATAAACTCTTCATGGCATTTAAGATGTCAGGTGCAAAGGAAGTTAAGATGTTTCCTGCACCCTATAAAGAGGAAGGAACTTTTAGATACAATCAGGATCTAGTTGATGGGTGTGAGGATAATGTAAATCTATATGGTTACTTCCAGTCAGAGAAATACTTTAAGCACATTGAAGATGAGATAAGAAAAGACTTTGAGTGGAGAGATGATGTAAAGAAGTTATGTAAGGATATGATCAATGGTCTGGGAGTGGATAAGATTATCTCTCTTCATGTTCGTAGGACAGATCATCTAATCAAACCCACCTATCATAATGTTCTTCCTTTAAGTTATTATGAGGAGGCACTTTCTAAGTTACCTTCTGTCTATGATAGTTGCGATATACCAGTTCTTATATTCTCTGATGATCCTGCATGGTGTAAGGAGCAAGAGATGTTCTCATCAAATAGATTTATGGTTTCAGAGAGTGGAGATAATATAACTGATATGTGTTTGATGAGTATGTGTGATTACCAGATTATGGCCAATTCTACCTTCTCGTGGTGGGGAGCATGGTTGTCTGGGTCTAAACATGTCATTGGACCTAAGATGTGGTTTGGTCCTGATGGAGCAGATCCTACGGACATCTTTGTGGATAGATGGGAGTATCTAGATGTCTGAGATATCAATATGCATACCCACCTATGAGTTCAAAGGTGATGGAGTAAAGTATCTTTCAGAATTATTTGATACATTAAGAGTTCAGACCCTTCAAGATTTTAATATTGTTGTATCTGATCATAGTGTTGATGATGAGATACATGATTTCTGTAAGAAGAGTAGTGAAGAGTTTGAGATCATTTATATTAGGAATGAACATGGTAGAGGTAACCTAGGCCCTAATACTAACGTAGCACTAGAGCACGGAACAGGTAGGATACTAAAAGTTGTCTATCAAGATGATTTGTTTGTGAATAAAGAAGCACTTCAGAAATTAAAAGATGTTTATGATACAGGATGTAAGTGGGCATTTAATTCTTTCTGTCATACTAAGGATGGTGTTACGTTCTTTAGGGATGTGGTTCCTAGATGGTGTGATAAAATGTTAGAGGGTAGAAATCTTTTAGGTAATCCCTCTGGTGTGTCACTACTTAACTCTTGTAAAATGTATATGAGTGAAGACCTAAATCTTTTGGTGGACACTGAGTTTTATCATAGAATGAGAATGAAGCACGGACTCCCTTGTATCATTGAGGATGTTCTTACATCAACGAGAGAACATGAAAACAGAACGAGTGCCAGTAGAATAGTGTATGATCATCAGATAAATCATCCTGAGGGTGGTTGGGTTGTTAATAAAGCTGAGTTAGATTTTTTACATTTCTTATATAAAGATTTTTTTGAAGGAGGTGAAAGGTATCCCGATGAAGCATAATTTAAATCAGGCAACATTTATAATACCTATTCGGATTGAATCTTCTGATAGATTGAGAAATGTGGTTACTTCAATCGCATTCTTACTAGAGAATTTTCATACTAATATCATAATAAAAGAAGTAGATGAGGAGTCTGTCTTTCATCGAGATGCCCTCCCTCTGTTAGAGAGTGTAATGGATCAACAGAATGTCTTTACAAACTTCAACTTTATGTTTGAGAAGAGTGATGATCCTCTCTTCCACCGTCAAAGGATTCTGAATGAGATGGTGATGGAAGCCAACACAGATATAGTTGTTAATTATGACTGTGATGTTATTCTTCCCATAGATTCATATCTTCTTGCCTATGAAATGATTACAACGGGAATATCTGATGTGGTCTATCCCTATGGTAGAGGAAATTATCAGAAGCAAGTAGATCCTAGTGATCAGGTGGTGTCTAACTTTCTAGAGACTGGTGATTATTATCATTTGGATTCTGCATCTAAGATTCACACATCGGACTTTGGATGGGCTCAGTTCTTTAAAAAATCAGTTTATATTGAAGGTGGTTTAGAAAATGAAAACTTTAAAGCATATGCACCAGAGGATAAGGAAAGACATTATAGATTCACTAAGATGGGATATCATGTGGATCGCATAGCAGATGGATGGGTATATCATTTAGAACATGTCAGAGGAGAGAACTCATGGTTTACAAATCCGCACATGCAGTCTAATATGGATGAGTGGAATAAGATTCAGTCTATGACAAGAGAACAATTAAAAGATTACTATTCAAACCAAGATTATTTAAAGAAATATGTTGACATTTAATGGTATAGGAAGTCTAGGTAGACTGGGCAATCAGATGTTTGAGTACGCAGCCATTCGTGGTATTGCTGCCAAGCATGGATATGAATGGTGCATTCCTCCATCAGATAGAAAAGGAATAGAAAACTATAGTCTTCATGAATGTTTTAAACTTTCCCCTGAAAGAAAGGAGGATGTTAAAGAGATTCAGTATCTTCCAGAACCTTACTTTCATTTCTGTGATGAGTTATTTGAACAGTGTCCAGACAATGTAAATCTTCATGGATTCTTTCAGTCATGGAGATACTTTGATCACATTGCGGATAGTATTAGAGAAGACTTTACATTTCATGATGAGCACTTGAAACCTTGTCAGGAGATGATACAATCCGTCAAGGAACCTATCATGCTTCATGTAAGGAGAGGTGATCCTAATCTTACAGATGTCCGTGGATTCAAATGGTCTTACACTCAGTGTGGATCTATGCATCCTGTTCAACCTGTAGAGTATTATGAGAAGGCTCTTTCTGAGTTCCCAGAGGATCAACCAGTGATTGTATTCTCTGATTCTATTGACTGGGTAAAGGAACAAGAGTTCTTTGCTGGTGATAGATTTTTGCTCTCTGAACCACAAGATAAATATGCCGATGGATCTTTTACACCATATGCTGACCTATGCTTGATGAGTCTGTGTTCTCATGCTATAATTGCAAATAGTTCTATGAGTTGGTGGGGTGCATGGTTACAGACCAACCCCAATAAGAAAGTCATTGCACCTAAGATGTGGTTTGGCCCTGACTATGCAAACAAAGATACCAAAGACCTTTATTGCCCTAATTGGATTGTATTATGAACCGAATTACTGATTATCAAGAATTAAAAGTAAGAATAGTTAATTGGATTAAAGACTATCATACTCAGAGTGGTCTTCAATCACTAGTTGTTGGTGTGTCAGGTGGTATTGATTCTGCGGTGGTGTCCACTCTATGTGCTGAGACAGGTCTTCCCACTTATGTTGTAGCACTCCCATTGAATTCTACACATCAGAATACTAGATTATCTGATATCTATACTAAACATTTAGCAGAGAAGTATGAGAATGTGACCAGAGTTGAGGTAGAACTTTCCAGTGTATATGATTCCTTACTTCATTCTATAAACTGGTGGTCTGAGGCTCAACACTTTGATAAGAAAGAATTTACATCTGATGAACTTACTCTTGCCAATACCAAATCACGTATTAGAATGGTAACGTTATATCAGATTGCAGGATCTAAAAAAGGTATTGTGATCGGCACAGGAAACAAAGTGGAGGATTATGGAATCGGTTTTTATACTAAGTATGGTGACGGTGGTGTTGACATTGCTCCCATTGCTGACCTCTACAAAACAGAAGTCAGAGAACTTGGAGGATACCTTGGAGTAATTCCACAGATCGTTGATGCAAAACCAACTGATGGTTTATGGGATGATGGTAGAACTGATGAAGATCAGATTGGTGCTACTTATGAAGAGTTAGAAGAGGCAATGGAAAAGGGAGAAGGAAAGGCTATTGATATTCTATATAAATTTAACAATCAAAACAAGCACAAGATGCAACCTATCCCCACATTTAAACTATGAAAATTGGAGTTATCGGTGCAGGGAGACTAGGTATTTGCTTTGCTCTCCTATGTGAACAAGCAGGATATGATGTATTAGTATCTGATGTTAGGGAGGATTATGTAAAAAATCTCCGTAATAAATTTATTAGTACTAATGAACCAGAGGTTTCTAAATTACTGTCAACATCTCCTAGACTTTCTGCCACGAGTAGTAATAATAAAGTTATTAGAGAATGTGACATCATCTATACTCTTGTTGCAACTCCATCTAAAAGGGATGGTAGTTATGACGTAAGTGCTGTATGGGATGTGGTTCAGGATATTAAGAAAGTAAAAAAAGTACAAGGTAAAGCATTTGTAGTAGGATGCACCACAAATCCAGGTGACTGTGAACAATTTCAAAATGAATTGGATAAGTTTGGTGTAGATGTATTCTATAATCCAGAGTTTATTGCACAAGGATCAATCATTAAGGATCTTAGAAGAGCTGATATGGTTTTGATTGGTGGTAAGAGAAATGAAACTTATGATCAGTTATGTGAGATCTATAATAGGATTCAAGAGACTCCACCTAAGATCAGTATCATGTCTACAAATGCTGCTGAACTTGTAAAACTTGCTGTTAATTGTTTTCTTACTACCAAGATCAGTTATGCAAATATGGTTGGTCAGGTTATGGCATTGTCTGGTATGGAAGAGGAGATCCCTACAGTTCTCGGTGCGATTGGTGATGATAGTAGAGTAGGTAGAAAGTATTTGAACTTTGGATTTGGATTTGGTGGCCCTTGTTTGCCTAGAGACAATCGTGCTTTTGCCTCTTATGCAAAGAAACTTGGTCTTGATTATAATCTAGGTGACACCACTGATAATTTTAATAATGATCATGCTACTTTCCTAAAAGATTATTTTGTTTATAGGAATCCACAAAATTTTCCTTTCTATTTTGATTATGTTTCTTATAAGAAAGGAACTGATATACTTACAGAGAGTCAACAGTATAGACTCTGTATTGATTTGTTGGATGATGGATATACAGTTTACATCAATGATAATGATGCTATAATGGATATGATTAGTGATGATCTGTTCGATAAGTATCCAGACACTATTAAGTTTGGAGAACCTGATGATGATGTTTACCCAATTAAATTCTAATGGATCCAGCAATATTTGATAAGAATAAATCTGTCTACAAGTTGAAGAACTTTGGGCCCATTTATTACTTAAATCTTGATGGGCAACCAGAAAGAAGACAATATATGGAAGACCAATTTAAATATTGGGAGATAACAGATTACACACGCATATCTGCTTATGATGGAAGAGAAGATGATCTAAGTGATATCCTTACGGGAACTTATCCTACTAATATGTCTGGTGGTGAGATAGGATGTACTACTTCTCATCTTAATGCAATCAAGCATTACTTAGATAATAGTGACTCTCCTTATGCAGTCATCATGGAAGATGATTGTAATCTAGAGATGGCAAAGTTCTGGAACTTTACATGGGATGATTTCATGGCCCATGCTCCATATGATTATGATGTTATTCAGATAGCAATCATATGTACAGGAGATATACATGTTAGATTGCATAAGAGATTTGTAAATGATTTCTCCACTGCTTGTTATATTATTAGTAGACACCATGCAGAAAAGTTAGTAAGACTTCATTGTAGAGGAGGATATACAGGAGAACAAAAGTATAAACTTGACAATGGATGTAAACCGAGACCTGTTGCAGATGATTTGATTTATAATTCTGGTAATACTTTTGCTATTCCCCTTCTCTTATACAAAACTGAATTAGGGTCTTCTATTCATCCAGTGCATATAGATGCTTTCCATACTAAGAACTATGAGGCTCAATATAATTTCTGGTTAACTAACGGATCAAATGTTGATATCAAAGAATACATGGATTATGATCCTTATTTGGGACGTATAACCGAACCTTCTACACCTCCACAACCTGCTTGACAATATCACAAACATCTGTTAATATAAATAAATATTATACAAAGGAATCGAAAGATCGTACCCCTGTGTTAATGTACAGTATCCCATGTCGGGGATGCTATCATCCGCAGGGTTTTTTAATGCCCATGCGAGACAAATAAAAACAATCATGTCAATCAAATCAACAATCGCAGCTGCATTTGCTGCACCATTTCTACTTTCTTCAGCTGCTTTTGCTGGTCCTTATGTGAATGTAGAAGCAAACGGTTCATATCCTGATGGAGATTACACAGGTGCTACTACAGACGTTGCTGTAGGTTTCGACGGAACAACAAGCGAAGGTAAGGTAGCATACTACATACAAGGTGGTCCAGCATTCGTTCATACTGAGTCAACTGACGATACTGAGACTGAGTTCTCTGGTAAGGCAGGTGCTTCTGTAGCAATCAACGAAGATCTATCTGTATATGGTGAGATCTCTGGTATCTCTGCTGAGAAGAATAACGACGACGTTATCAACTACGGTGGTAAGATCGGTGCTAAGTTCGTATTCTGAAAGGATACAGTTACTGAATCAGTAACAACTGAAGAACTCTAAATAGAAATGAGTTCGAGATGGATCAAGACCCCTTTACAGGGGTCTTTTTTTATGCTATATTATTGAAGTCAAGGCTTCGCTACCTCTGACTGCGGTGCTCCCCTTTGGTGGTTTCAGGAGTAGCGGCTATAGGAAACCACCACACTAATAATTTACATGAAAAAAACAGAGGATATACTAATGCATCCACTCTGGTGTGGTCCAGTGATGCTTATGTTTATGGTGGTAATGATACAGACTCTTCATACTCTTACTCATTGGAGAATGGAGATAGATGCTGATGCTTATTGTAAAAACAATGCTGAGTGGGTAGAAAGTAACACAGGAGGATATGATGATGATTATTAATTTACTATATACATATACAGTTGTTATGTCTGCAAATGGAAATTAAAAATATAAGCAAGACAAAGTTGTTTGCCATCGGATTAGGTGGTCTACTTGGTCTTTCGCATCTAGGTATGATTGGTATCATTGCTAATCGAAAACCAGAGAGTAAGTTTCCTCAACTCAACATTCCTGTGAGTGAGTATACTTCTTATAGTGTTCAAGCTAATGAAGAAGGATATGCTATTAACTATAGAGCAAATGATCCTTTAGTTATGGCTACCACTCAAACTATACCTGGCAAAGGTGGATTGTTTAGTAAAGGTCAACCTACTCAAATTGTAAAGCAATATACAATGGACGGGGCAGAGCATCATGACGGTCCTGTTTCTACTAGGTCTGCATGGATAGATCCATCAGGGTTGACAGGTGAAGGCGAAAAGAAGATTAGTGCCAAGACCATTGAGTGTATCAAAGCACGAGGTAGTGGAGAAGGAACAGGTAGGATGGTCGGTGGGAGCGTTGGTGCTTCTGTTGGTTCTGGTCTCTCCTCTGTTCCTTTCGTTGGTTGGGTTTTGGCTGGTGCTGCTTCGATGATCGGCATGAATGAAGGTGCAGAGATCGGTGGAGATCTAGCAGAGTCATTTAGTGATGCATGTGTGGAAGAGGTAGAATAGTGTAGTTAACACTACCATTTACATTAGTTTACATAAGGTATAGTAATGGGGGTCATTAGACCCCCTTTTTATTGTTCGGGTATCACTAATGTAAAGATTCTTTACAAGTCTTTATCTTTACTATATAATATTGTTACGTTACTTAACAAAAGACTTCAAATGACTTCTTCAACTGCCGACAAGTATACAACTACCGAATACGGCAAGCAAAACATGTTTGGTGCAGAAGTAGCACCTTGGGTTGATCAGAACGACAACTATGAAGGTTATCCTGAAAACGCAGAGAAAACCAATGGTCGTTGGGCTATGATAGGTATCGTGGCACTACTAGGTGCGTATATCACTACTGGTCAAATCATTCCAGGTGTATTTTAATGACTACCATTCCGACATATGATATTCCAGCATCACCAATCCTTCTTCTAGGATTTGCTGGTATTGCGGTAGCACTATTCACGCTTTATACAGTTAATAAAGCATATTCAAATTCACCCTTCAGGAGTTGATATGAAAACCATGATCCAAACCCTATTGATAGGTACAATTGCAATGGCAGTTGTTTATTCACCAACTATTGCATACGTCTAATGAACTATTGGAAAAACGCAGAACAACTCAATGGTCGCATGGCGATGATGGGTTTCTTCGCTGCCGTAGTTAACTACGGTTTCACAGGCTGGGTAATACCAGGCATCTTTTGACTTAACAGGTCTCTTTAAGCTCTATTCCTATTACAAATCTAAGAACAATGACACCAGAAGCAGAAAAATTTAACGGTTGGATGGCGATGCTAGGCTTCGTCGCAGCACTCGGTGCTTATGCAACCACAGGACAAATCATTCCAGGTATCTTCTAATGAATAACAAACAAATCTTCCTCAAAGCAAACGGACGTGCAGCAATGATTGGATTCATTGTACTCTGTGCATCATACGCAACAACTGGCAACCTTATTCCTGGTATCATCTAATGACAAAGCAAACAAAAACACAAACAGAAGACAAGGTAGATTTTTCTATCGCTGAAAAATGGAATGGCATAGCAGCCATCGTTGGATGTGGAGCACTCATCGTGTCCTACTCATTCTCAGGTCAAATCATACCAGGTTTTGTATAATGTCTTGTAGGTTATTTACGATCAAGCGAACTGATCTAATGAAACTGTTCGTGGTAATAAACTTACCTTGGATAGCAGTTTCTGCTACAGCAGGTTCTTTGATTGGTATTATTACCTAGTCTAAAACTTTACATAACTAAATACTTACTCGTACAATATTAGCATATCAAAATAAATGAGCGAATTTCAAACCGCAGTCGATACATTCCCAATCTGGAAAGCAGTTCTATGGATATTTTATCCAATGGTACTGTTAGTTGGATTAGAATTGTTTCTACGTGGTGTTGATGACGATGATGATGATGAGGGTGGTAAAGGAATCAGAATCTTTAAAGAAGAAATGACTCCAGCATACGCACCAGCAGGATCATGATTGATTATTCGCATCATTATTGGAGATATGCAGAACGTTGGAATGGCCGTCTCGCAATGGTCGGAGTACTTATCTTAATTCTACAAGCATGTATCAACTAATTTTCGTTGCAGCAGTAGCAGCAACAGCGTATACAAACGGATTATCATTCGTTTTTAATTAACCCTATAGCTGAGGAGCACAAGCTTAAATGACTCGTTTAAAATCAAAATTTTTAGAAATTCCACCGTCAGCACATGGCATTTTGGAATTCGCATTCTTTTGTGGAGTAGGTTTCACAGCAGGTTCACTAGGTTTAATATGATTAACTTTGCAGAAATTTATCAAATGGTATTCATGGTAGTAGTCGGGGTTGTAATGACAACTACCATGTTTATGACTATGATGGCTTACATGATGGATGATTAATGAAAGATAAGAAAGCAGCAAAAAAATTATTAAAACTTGCCAAGAAACATCCTGATTGGTATACTGAAAAAGATATTTATTATGCTAAGATGATTAAAAAACAGATCAAAGAACAGGAGAAAAAAGGAGAATGACTGACACACTAACAGAAGAGCAAATGACTCTTCGCCAACAAGTCTTAATGATTCTGTTCAAAGAGTTTGGTAAAGGAGAGTATTCAAATAAATCAATATATGAATGTGCCGATGAATGGATAAGTAAGGGTCATAAGATTTCGGGAGGGGTTGTCAAATATTACGATGCGTATTATAATAAATAACTTACTTACTGTAATACAATGCAAAAAATTGTAAATGTCCTTGCTATTGCGTCTGGTATTGTATCTGCTGCCGTTGTCGCTAGTGGCGTATTTGTATATGTCAACAGAGATTCGATTGTTGATAGCATCAAGTCTCAAGCTATTGAAGCAGTTACTGGGTCTTTAGGTGGTGGACTAGGAGGGGATCTTCCTATCGGTGCTCCTGATCTTGCTGCTCCTAGTGATTCTGCAAATGCACCTGTACCGTCTGGTGGTTTAGGAGTTCCTACTTTCTAAATAAGATAGTTGCTTGACTATTATGGCAGATGAAGTAAAAGAAGAAGTAGTAGTAGAAGAAGAACATCATGAAGAACCAAAGAAGAAAGGTCTCTTCGGTAAAGTAAAGTCTGCCATACTACCAGATGCTGAAGAACAAGCAGCAATCATTAGTACATTTGTTCGTATTACCGTTCTTGCCTGGTCGGGTGGAATTTTGACTTTAAATTACGTAGCTATTCCAGGTGTCCCTCAACAGAAAATAGATCCGACATTTATAGCTTCAGTTTTTACAGGAGTTCTGGCTAGCTTTGGAATCCAGACCGCATCTAAGAAAGGTGATGGCACTATGAAAATGAATGGCAATGGTAATGGTAATGGTGGGGGAAATGGTGGTGGTATCAGTAAGAAAGATCTTGAGTTGTTAATTGAAAAGGCATCTCAGACTGGTCCTACTCAGACAATTAGAATTGAGCAAGCACCTATTAAGATAACTACTGACGAAAAACCTTATCAACTTTAAAAAATGTCTTGTAACGATCACGATAAAATGAATCCTGTGATTCATGCTTTATACCATGTAAAAGAATGGGATAAGAAAATGGCAAAGAAAATTCAGGACAAGTTTAACTTGACTGATTATCAAATGCTTTGCCTTGCATTCGGAAAAGGATTGATCATAGGAGTAATTTTACTTTAATGGAATTAACCGAAGAGAATGTAATTAAAGTTCTAGAAGAACTTGTTCCTTATATTGAAGCTGATGGTGGATCCCTTCAGTTTGTTGAGATAGAACATGAAACTAATTTTGTTAAAGTTAGATTGGGTGGTGCATGTGAGACATGTGCTATGAGTGTTATGACTTTGAAGCAGGGTATAGAAAGCAAATTGATGCATGAGATACCCGATTGTTATGGAGTTGTGCAGGTTCTCTAACAGAGTGTTGGAGTCCACACTGAACTAAGCAAAATTACTCAACCTGTGCTATAAATATGTTAGTACGGGATTGAAAAATCATGCCCCTGACGCAACAAAAGCATTACACCGTAGGTTATCACGACTTACAACATAAGCATCATGAGATATGTGAGTATGCAGTAGACGCATATGAAGCAATACAGAAATCCAAAGAGGATGTTCCTGCATTAAAGGAGCATCCTCATTTTGTTGACTATTGCGTAACAGAAGAAGTAAAAAAGATTTCTGATATTATGGCATCAGGAATACCTATGGGACATTGATTATGAAACATGAAATAATGTGGTGGATGAGCCGACTCACCATCATGGCAGTATCTTTAAGTTTATCAGTTAGTCTTGCAGCTCAAGCATATACTTAATGTATAAACATAAATAATTGCAAACATATGTGAACCTTATGCTTTCTACTCAATATAGGTTGAGGTTAGAAGCAATCTGTAAAGATATTGCTTCAGGAACAGAAGTTAGTTTAGAAGATATGATTTGGGCCGAAAAATTATCTAAGGCAAATACCGCAGCAAGAGGTATGTTAAACACTGCAAGAAGAATGAATACAGACCCTACTGATTCTTTTCTGAATGAGTTGAACATTGGAGACCCCGACTCAACTCATCATCGTAGGGGTTTCGGAGATCCGCAAGATGTGGTAGACTGGTTTCATAATGAAAGATCTGATGACTGGAGACAACGTGACTGATGATTTTGCACCTCTTGATTTTAAAAAAGAAGGTATTGTATTAGATTATAAAACTGCTGGTGTTGATATAGATGCTGGCAATAAATTTGTAGAAGAACTTAAAAGAAAAGTTCCTAAAGTTGGTGGATTTGGTGGTATGTTTAATGTTCCTGTAGGATACGAGGAACCTGTTCTGGTATCTGGAACTGATGGTGTAGGAACTAAGATTGATATCGCACAAGCTGCTGGTGACTATACAACTATTGGTATAGATCTTGTTGCTATGTGTGTCAATGATATAATCACCTGTGGTGCTAGTCCATTATACTTCTTAGATTATATTTCTACTAAGAAGTTGGACGATAATGTTGCAGATATCATGGTGGGTATCCTTAAAGGATGTGAGATAGCAGGTATGCAACTGTTGGGTGGAGAGACTGCTGAACATCCTCATTATCAGATGAAGATTGACCTTGCTGGATTTTGTACAGGTATAGTAGAGAAGAAAAAAATTATAGATGGAAAGAGTATCAAACCAAGTGATAGGATTATTGGACTAGCAAGTAGTGGACTCCATAGTAATGGATATAGTATTGTTAATTATTTGGCTCGTAGACTTAAGTTAAATTATTGCAATCATCCTGAGTTACTTACACCCACTACAATCTATGCCCCTGTTGTAAAGAAACTATTAGAAAACGTGGATGATATCTATGGTATGGCTCATATCACAGGTGGTGGTATTCCAGAGAACTTACCACGTTGTTTACCTAAAGGATTGAAAGCACATATAGATTGGAATGCATGGAGTGTACCAGAGATCTTCTTAGAGATTCAACGTCAAGGTAATATGGATGAGTTGGAGATGAGAAGAGTATTTAATCTGGGTATTGGATATTGCGTGATTGTTCCTGCTAATCGTGTTGATCTTACCATGAATATTATTAAAGATGAAGGTATAGAGTGTTGGGAAATAGGCGAAGTTTATGCAGGGTGACGTTGTATGGTCAATAAATATTATGGTAGGATTGCTATTAGTTTTAGTAAGTGTTAGTATATACTGGATTTTCAAATATGATGAATGGTATCCTAACGACAATGTTCATAGTCACATCTCCCATGAATCCCAACGCATGGATTCAGGAGATGAGAAATCATCAAAGTGAGCAAACCAGAACTCCCGCACAAGAATCTATAAATAATGCACTAGAAGATTTGGAGATCGATTATGGGAGCGATGGTTCCACCGTCAAGGAAGAGTTGTTACAATTTCCGAGTGGTGAAGATAGACAAAGTGGTGGACGGGGACACGATAGATGTGACCATCGATCTTGGATTCGATTTATACAAGAAAGAACGGGTAAGGATTGCGGGAGTTGATACTCCAGAGAAAAGAACTAGAGATCTGGAAGAGAAAGCATTAGGACTTGATGCTACTTATTGGATGAAGAAACAACTAGAGGATACTATTGCAGGTGATGAAGAACTCATTATTAGAACTGAACTTAAGGGTGGCACTGGGAAGTATGGTAGGCTTCTTGGTTGGCTCTATGTTGGCGATGATACTATTTCCTTAAACGAACAAATGATTACGGAGGGTTATGCGTGGGCATATGATGGTGGCACTAAACAGAAAAATTTTGAGGAGTTACGTGAAATTAGGCGTTCGTTTGGGACACTGGTTGAGTAACGAATCATGAAAGAAGAATTATTAAAACTTTTAAAAGAACATGCTTATAGGAAAGGGGACTTTAAACTTTCCTCTGGTAAGAAAAGTGAGCACTATGTTAATTGTAAACCAGTTACGTTAAGTGCTCAAGGTATCAATTTAGTAAGCACTTTGATGTTAGAATGCATAAGTTCTGATGTCGTTGCTGTTGGTGGTCTCACTTTGGGTGCAGATCCTTTAGTAACTGGTGTCGCTATGGCATCTGAGGGGTGTTTATGGGCTCCTGATTTGAATGGTTTGATAGTTCGCAAAGAACCAAAAGGATATGGCACAGGTGCATGGATTGAAGGCCCTTTACCGTTGGAAGGATCTAAGGTAACAGTATTGGAGGATGTAATTACCACAGGAGGGTCTGCGATTAAGGCAGCAAAGAAACTAAGAGATGCTGGATATGTGGTCGATAGAGTGGTAGCAATCGTAGATCGCCAAGAGATATGTGATAAATGTAAAACAGGTGAAGCTGATACTGCTATGAAAGATGCAGGTCTAGAATTAGTAAGTCTATATAAATTAGAAGAATTGATCTAATGGAACTTAAAGATACATTAGTTACAGGAGCAACTGTTCTTGCTGTAGGGACTAGTAGCGTCGTTGGTGGCAATCAAGTAATGGATAAGGTTAATAAAGGACCAGAGAAACGCAGAGATGCCACAGTTGAAAGAGTGATGGCAGAATTGCAACCATATATAGATTCAAGAATTCAACAATTAATTCCTACACAAACTGGTGCTGTGGTTCCTACGACGAAAGCACCAGAGTTGGATTATAGAACTAACGTTCCTCAGAGGTAACATGAAAAACATTCCAATACCAGTGCTTACATTTCTAGCAGCACAGTTAGGTGCAGCTGTATGGTGGGGTGCTCAGATAGATCATAAGGTTAAACTTGTAGAAGAAAATAGGAGATACATCCAAGAGGTTGTTATTCCTTCATATGAGATTAGTGATAGTTGGAACAACCCACACTACAATAACTGGTTGAAAGCAGGTGGTTGGAAAGATTAAATGATTCCTTATATTAATACTACAAATCCAACTATACCCAACGTAGGTATTAGAGGGGTTCGTAATATTAATGTGTATATGGCAAATGTAAGGGATTTAGATATTCCAGAGACTCGTGTATGGATGAATGAACCACCTCAAGCAGTTCCTGTTGATGTTCCTGTTGTAGTTAATATAGGTAAACCAATCGTTGATATGCCTGGTTGTGTTACTGTTCACAAGGAGAATGTAAAGCAGAGATCAAAAAATAAAATGCTGGTCAATGATGACCCTAAAGGTAATACCACTTTATGTGATTCTGGTATGCCGTCATTTCAACCAGTTGACTATCAATCACAAGGACTTACATGGACTACTGTTGTTCCAGAAGAACCTGAACCAGATGGTGTGAAGTCTGATGTACCAGAACCACCTGATTTTGAAGCACCATCACCTGAGATACCTCCTACTGGTGGCGTGGAAACAGAAAAAGATTGTCCTGGTCCTAATGATCTACGAGTAGGTGATTACACCACAAGCGGAAACGAAAAGGTCTCAGGACATGAATGGAATGCTGATAAGACTATATGTATTACTTTGTATGAGGATGTAGGTTTTGTAGAGAAGTATCTACCTAGTCCTCAGATTGTGACGACGACTGCGACGATTGCTGTGGTTGCGACAAGCTCTGCCCTACTTGCAAAACCCCTAGCGGATTTGCTTCTGAAGGTGATAAAACCTCTTGTGAAGAAACTTTCTGCCAAGGTAAAGAAAGTCCTTGGAAAATCTGATCCAGTCCTTTCCGTTGCTCAACGTCAAGAGCAGCAGAGAGATCGGAATTCTGCGATTCGGACTCTGAAGAAGGCACTGAATCGTCAGAAGTAACTTCTTGGGATGGTGATCCTAACTGGTGTGTATGATCTGGAAGTGAACCAGGTCTTGCTTGAGTTACTATAACGTCTGCACATATAGAAGCATAAGGAGAACGAGGGTGGAACATAATACCCTTTTGCTTTAAATCACCACAGTTTTTTAGACGAGCTAATTCAAAGTCTAATCTTTTGTTAGCAACCAATTGAGTATTCATATCAATCTGTGCTTGTGCAGCTTCATGACATTGCCTTTGCAATTTTCTATTCAGTGGTATGGAGAGAGTAGCAGATAATCCTAAGTTAAAATTTTGATTTGCCTTCATGTCAGTGCGAACTGGTTTCTGCCATACTTGTTGACCAGGATTATCTGGTAGACCATCAGGACCATCTACATCAACGGTGATCTCCATAGGCACACCATCTTCCCACCATCTATCAGCAACACCATCACCGTTTACATCATATAGTGGATCGTTAGGATCACTTCTTCTTACTGTATTATACCAAGGTTCCCACGGATAATTCTTTACTGTAGTAATTGTCTCTGTAACCTGACCAGTCAAATCTCTCATGTCATACTGAGGTTCCAAGTAGAAATCTTCCCACGGATCCTTTCTACTATCAGCAAACTGTATGTAAGGTGTAGCATTAAACGTACTACCTTGACACTGCACTCCACCACCATAAGTGTTAGTAATGTATGGACCCTGAAGAACCTGAATAGCTTGGTTCGTTACTGAGCCAGAACTATTAGCGATTGGATTAGCAGTGGCACTAACTCCACCAACACCTTGTGCTAGTGCGACATTAGGACATAAAAGACTACTGCAAGTTGCTATTGCGTAAATGTGCTTGTTGTATCTGTTACGCTTTCTACTATGGTTGTTCTTTGAATTATTGTTTGATTTGTCAGGCCTGGCCCAGAATAACTCTGGGTAAATTGAAATGCGTTTCCAGGCGTTGATATTGTAAATTGACTTGCGTTCGAGAGATCTAATGAGTCGAAGGAACTTGTTACTGCTCCTTGTACCTCTCCTGTTCCGTCTGCTGACGGATTGATTGTCACTGTTGAAGTGTTCACTGTTGGGTTCAGTCTCTCTCCGTTGTTGGAGATTCCTGAGCCAGTCACTGTGTATTCCCATCCTGTCCTATAATCAACTGAATTAATAGTCTCCGTTACATTGGAGGTGGTCTCGGTGTGGCTAGTCATCGAGCCCTGAGTAAAATTTGGCACTACGGGAACCGCTTGTGCCGCAGTACCACCACTCAGAAGTAGTAGTACTGTAAGGAGTTTGTTCATTATATATAACTCCTCTACCTGACGGTAATTTCTGATACAAATTGGCCAGTAGCCGATGTACCTGCACCACCTGCGGTTAAAGTCATCACACCTGCGGAGGTAATTGTACCAGCTAGGGTTCCAGCTACACCACCAGACGACGTAAAGTTTGTGCCGTATGCTGGCATGTCTGCTACGACACCACTAGCAACGTCAACACCTGTACCGATAGGATTTATGGCATCACCCTGAGTCCAACTTTCCGAGAACGAAAATGCCGAGCCAGCTGTGTTAATTTCGTATCCACCAAGATCTTGAGTTGCTGCAGCAGTTGCTGTACCAGCAGTCATCGTACCAAAGTGAGCACTATCAGAAACTTTAATGTTATTACCGCTAACAGTATAAGTTGAGCCTAATCTGGTTCCACTTGTGTAAGCTGCGTCCACAGTGAGTTGAGTCGAAGTAGTTAACCTGTGAGTTAGATCAGCGTTAGCAGATGGTGCTACCAATGCACCTGTCATCAAAAACATCGCAAGAGGTAATAGTCTTTTCATTCTTTGAGACATCAAACCTATTTCTATATATAAGGCAATAAAACTTAATTAAATTTTAAGGTATCTTGTGCTACATATGGTGTCATGGTATAAGTTTGGGTTATAACAGTCATTAGAGATACTTTTAATGGTACGGTGTTGACAAAATTGTAAAGTTTTGTTATACTAAATAAATCGGTGAGCATTTGCTGACCGTTCCCCTAACCGAGACCACGGGGTTAAGTCTCTCATATCCACTAGTGAAGGGATTAGTGGAAATACAAGTATCGCTCTACCCTTAGAGCCCTACAAGAATTTAATTGTCCTCATGACAACTCTTCAAAAACGTGAACAAGGACTCCTATCTGGATGGTCCGAGTTCTGCGAGTGGGTTACAAGTACTAACAACCGCATCTATGTTGGTTGGTTCGGTGTCTTGATGATCCCTTGCCTATTAGCAGCAGCAACATGTTTCATTGTTGCATTCATCGCTGCACCTCCTGTCGATATCGACGGAATCCGTGAACCAGTTGCTGGTTCATTCATGTATGGTAACAACATCATCTCTGGTGCTGTAGTTCCATCATCAAACGCAATCGGTTTACACTTCTACCCAATCTGGGAAGCTGCTAATTTAGATGAGTGGCTTTACAACGGTGGTCCTTACCAGTTGGTAATCTTCCACTTCCTTATTGGAATCTCAGCATACATGGGAAGACAGTGGGAACTATCATACCGTTTAGGTATGCGTCCTTGGATCTGTGTTGCATACTCTGCACCAGTATCTGCTGCTTTCGCAGTATTCCTTGTATACCCATTCGGTCAGGGTTCATTCTCAGACGGAATGCCTTTAGGTATCTCAGGAACATTCAACTTCATGTTCGTATTCCAAGCAGAACATAACATCCTTATGCACCCATTCCATATGGCAGGTGTTGCAGGTATGTTCGGTGGAGCATTGTTCTCTGCTATGCACGGTTCTCTTGTTACATCTTCACTTATCCGTGAAACCACTGGTCTAGATTCTCAGAACTATGGCTATAAATTTGGACAGGAAGAAGAAACATACAACATTGTTGCTGCTCACGGTTATTTTGGTCGCCTTATCTTCCAATATGCATCGTTCAACAACAGTCGTTCTCTTCACTTTTTCTTAGCATCTTGGCCTGTTATTTGTGTATGGTTAACCTCTATGGGTATCTGCACAATGGCATTCAACCTTAACGGTTTCAACTTCAACCAATCTGTCGTAGACGGATCAGGTAAGGTTGTTCCTACTTGGGGTGATGTTCTTAACAGGGCAAACTTG